TCTCGCCTAAACCCGCACATGCTTGAACACTTGTTGGATTTTGAACCAGACATTCTCAAAGAGGATGGCAAAGCACGCGCTGTCGAAAAGCACAGCGCGGCGCAATTGATCGACGCGCAAGTCTCCACCGCAGACTTTCTCGCATCTCTGGGGTGCCCGGACACAGACGCCGCTGTATCAGCGCTTGAGCAGCAGGCCGCACGCACCGCCTTCAACGCAGTTGTCACGAACGAGGACAGCCCGCACCACAAACTCGCCCAGATACAAACCCCCGCAGCAGTGCGCCATCTTGTAGGGATGTTGACTGCCTATGACTGGGAATTTGTGCAGCAGGCCAAGGAGTTGCGCGGCTATACGGTGGCCAAGCTGGTGGAGGAATCTCAGAACCCCAACGCCAATATAAGGCTCAAAGCGCTGGGGCTGCTGGGCAAGGTGACGGAAGTTGGGCTGTTTACGGACAAGATCGAGGTCAAAAAGACAGACCTCACGGAAGACGAGATTGACAAAAAGCTCAAAGAAAAGCTGGCCAAGTTCATGGGCGTGACGGATGTTGCGCACGAAGACATTGAAGATGTGACCCCTCTTGGGGAAAACCCTAATGACGACCAGCCCGACACTGACGCCTGAGCAGGCCAAGGCGATGCTCATGCACATGGGCAAGCTGTCCTTGGAGGAAAAGCTCGAAGCGCTGGAGCTGTTGGATAAAGCCGAGGAGCAGAAAAAGCGCACGCTGGCACGCACCGACATGATCGAGTTTGCCAAGTCCGTGTACCCCGGCTTTAAGGTGGGGCCGCACCACAGGAAGCTGGCGCGTATATTTGGCGATGTGATCTCGGGCAAGAAAAAGCGCGTCATCATCAACATCGCGCCACGTATGGGCAAGTCCGAGTTCAGCTCGTACTTGTTCCCGTCTTTCTTTCTGGGCAACTTCCCGGAAAAGAAAATCATCATGGCCACGCACACCGCAGGCTTGTCCGAGGACTTTGGACGCCGGGTCAGGAACTTAATCGACAGCGATGACTACAAAGAGTTGTTCACCACCAAAATTGCCGATGACCAAAAAGCTGCGGGCAAGTGGTCTACTTCCGCTGGGGGCCAGTATTACGCTGCGGGTGTCGGTGGCGCTCTGGCTGGCCGTGGTGCTGACCTCTTTGTTATTGACGACCCTCATAGTGAGCAGGACGTAAAGGCAAACTCGCGGCTGGCTTTCGACACTGCGTGGTCGTGGTTCCAGACAGGCCCGCTGCAGCGCCTGATGCCTGGGGGCGCGATCATTATCATCATGACGCGCTGGGGCAAGCTCGACCTCACAGGGCGCTTGTTGGACTACCAGATCAAAAACCCCGAGGCTGACCCGTGGGAGGTGGTGGAGCTGCCCGCCATACTGCACGAGGACACCGAGAACGAGAAAAGCCTGTGGCCCGAGCAGTGGCCGCTGGAGTCGCTCAAGCAAAAGAAAATGTCGCTGGACCCGCAGTACTGGAACGCGCAGTACATGCAGAACCCAGTATCTAATACTGCGGCCATCGTCAGCCGCAAGTCCTGGCGCATATGGCCTGGGGAGGACCCGCCGCGCTGCGACTATATTATTCAGTCATGGGACACGGCCTTTGAGGCCAAAACCAGCGCCGACTATTCGGCGTGCACCACCTGGGGCGTGTTCTACAACGAGGAAGAAGCTGACGCCGCGCAGATCATCTTGCTCGACGCGTTCAAGGACCGGATGCAGTTCCCTGAGTTAAAGGCCGCAGCGCTCAAGCACTATAAAGAGTGGGAGCCCGATGCGTTCATCGTGGAGAAAAAAGCCGCTGGCGCTCCGCTGATACAAGAACTCAGGCGCATGGGCATACCCGTGCAAGAGACCAACCCCAGCCGGGGCAACGACAAGATCGTGCGCCTGAACGCGGTTGCAGATTTGTTCGCATCAAGTACAGTGTGGGCTCCAGATACTCGCTGGGCACGCGAGGTCATTGAAGAGGTTGCGTCCTTCCCCAACGGCGAGAACGACGACTTTGTGGACACGACCTCTCAGGCGCTGCTCAGGTTCAGGCAAGGCGGGTTTATCTCGCTGGCAACTGACGAGCAAGACGCACCACGATTTTTTCGACGCCGCAGCGCAGCGTATTACTGAGGACACGACATGGCGACACAGAAGTTCATGGGGAAAAACCAACTGATCGACCGTCTGACCGCGCAGATTGGCTCCCGTGACACTGCGCTTGAGGTCCTGCGCAAACGCGGGCATGTGGACGACAAAGGTAATCTGACAGCAGCGGGCAAAAGGCGCGACGCCATGACGGCGGAAGAACGCGCCTTGGACCGGGCAAGCCAGCGCACCGGCAAAAAGACATCTGCGTTCAAATACGACCCCAGCACGAATCGTGCTACTTTGAGAAAGACATACTGACATGGCCACAAACATCGACAAAGCGCTGTACCAGCAGCCCAAGGGCATCGAGGCGCTTGCGCAGGACGAGGAGCCCATTGAGATCGAGATCATTGACCCAGAAGAGGTCAATATCCGCGCAGGCGGGCTTGATCTGTCCATACGCCCAGGTGAGGACGAGGACACGTTTGGCCAGAACCTTGCCGAAGAACTCACTGAGAGTGAGCTCACCATGCTGGCAGGCGAGCTGTCCGAGGACATCACAAACGACTTGGGCTCACGCCGTGAGTGGGAGAAGTCCTACGTGCAAGGCATCAAGCTGCTGGGCCTGCAGTACGAAGAGCGCACAGAGCCTTGGGACGGCGCGTGTGGGGTGTTTCATCCCATGATTACAGAAGCCGTTGTAAGGTTCCAGTCAGAGTCGATCACGGAGACGTTCCCCGCGCAGGGGCCGGTCAAGACCAAAATCTTGGGCAAGCAGACCCCAGAGAAGGACGAGGCCGCAGACCGGGTGCAGGACGACATGAACTACGAGCTGACCGAGGTCATGCGCGAGTTCCGCCCAGAGCACGAGCGGATGCTCTGGAGCCTTCCGGCCACAGGCTCTGCGTTCAAGAAGGTCTACTACGACCCCGGCCTGGGCCGTCAGGTCAGCATGTTCATACCGGCTGAAGACATCATCTTGCCGTACGGGGCGACGGACCTGGACACCTGCTACCGCGTCACGCACACACTGCGCAAAACCAAAAGCGAGATCATCAAGCTCCAGCAGGCAGGGTTCTACCGCGACATCGAGCTGCCAGAGCCCGACAAGAGCAAGACTGACATCCAGCAGGCCAAGGACAAGGAGACTGGGTTCTCTGACCTCAACGATGACCGCTACACCCTGTACGAGAGCCACGTTGCGCTGGTGGTCAAGGGCGACGAGTACACCGAGATGGATGACGACGACGAGCCCCTGGGCGTCACGCTGCCGTACGTGATGACCATACTAAAGGGCAGCAACGAGGTGCTGTCCCTGCGCAGGAACTGGAGCGAGGACGACAAGTTGTGCCTCAAGCGCCAGCACTTCGTGCACTACCAGTACATCCCCGGCTTCGGGGCGTATGGGTTCGGGCTGTTCCACCTGATCGGTGGGTATGCCAAAAGCGCCACGAGCATCATGCGCCAGTTGGTGGACGCGGGCACGCTCTCTAACCTGCCGGGGGGTCTGAAGACCCGTGGCCTGCGGATCAAGGGCGACGACACCCCCATAGCTCCGGGCGAGTTCCGTGATGTGGACATCGGCTCGGGTGCGCTGCGTGACAACATCCTGCCGCTGCCATACAAAGAGCCCAGCGCCGTGCTGGCAGGGCTCATGGACAAGATCGTCGAGGAGGGCCGCAGGTTCGCCGCCACGGCTGACATGAAGGTCTCGGACATGTCCGCGCAGGCTCCGGTGGGCACCACACTCGCGCTGCTGGAGCGCCAGCTCAAGGTGATGACGGCTGTCTCGGCCCGTCTGCACTTTTCGTTCAAGCAAGAGCTCAAGCTGCTGGCAGGGCTGATCCGGGACTACACGGACGAGAGCTACGACTACGACCCGGTCGATGCCCCGCGTAAAGCCAAGAAGGCCGACTACAGCCACGTAGAGATCATCCCCGTGAGCGATCCCAACGCGGCCACCATGAGCCAGCGCGTGGTGCAGTACCAAGCGGTGATCCAGATGGCGCAGATG